GTATTTTCTAAGTTTTTAACTCGGCGGACCTCTCCTCCGCGGCTAAGAAGTTCATAAAGTCTAAATCAAACTCTTTTAATTCAGACATAGGACTATAAAGAGGAGCTGGAACCTTCTCTAACATACTCATTGTGGTTTCCCAATTAGTAAAACGGGGCCACACCTTGTACTCTTTATAACATCTTTGGGCAAGGGGCATACCATAAATGGCATGATCCTTTTCCCCTCTAATGGCAAGCTCAACAAGACAACGCTCGGTAATCAAAACGATTCCGTGCGAGTCTATCTTACCTTTATACCACTGAGGGGCCTCAAGAATTGATGGCAATCTAAGTCCGGCCATCATACGGACTGGACCAAAGAAAGAAGTTTCTTCAAACCCACGGGCGATAAAATTACCGTCTTTAATAGGTCTGTGATCATCAACTTCTCCATTCTTTCCTTTCAATTCATCAGTAAAATCAAGCCCAAAACACTTTCGGATTTCACGCTGCATAGAATAGAAGCCAACTGCCTTTAAATCATCACTTACAGAGATAGCAACATCATCACCATAGGTAACAATAGCACTCTCGTTGATGCAATAATCAATCGGGCACTCAGAGGGCTTAGCAAGCATAATATCCTTTCCATCAAGTCTCAACAAAATAGCAACAAATATGTAAATACATAAGCAAAGATTGGCAATAGAATTAATTATAGCTGTAAGAAAATTTCCACTAGTATTACCGTGAAGCCATTCATAAATAGCTGTGAAATCCCCATCAGGGATAGCGTGAAAACTGTTAATCAATTCTTCAAACAAAAGGGCACGGACTTTATTAGCTTTTAAATCAGTAAATCCATAATACAAGACTATCAACTTGTAAGCCATATAAATAAGGCAAGCCAACAACCTCTTGTCATATTTACCAAAGTCACCAAATACTCCATTGTCTCCCTTGCGTCTCAAATACTTATACAACACATCCCATTCATTGCCATAAGGGTTTATGCCTATTGCAAC